CGGTGGCATAGTACGAGTCCGTCCCTTCCAGAATATGCGGCTGTTTCGGCAGGCCGGGGTCGCTTGGGAAACCTCCCGTCTTTGAATACGGCAGTACGGGGCTCGACGTGACAACGCCGCCAGTACGCGGGTCAACGCTACCCGGCGTCATCGGCGGGATTTCCGGTTCAGGCGTAGCGTCAGGCGTTGTGCCTGCCAGAGGGTTGAGCCGGTACGTCGTCCCTGAAGGCGTCTTCTGTTGAGGCGTGAGGAGATCGTACTGTTTCTGAAGTTGCGCACGCACGGGCGCCGATGTCATCGGGTCGAGTATGCGAGGCACAAGCGCCGCGGGATCGCCCGCAGGAATCGGTTTTGGCGCGACATCAACGGGCGCGAATGGATCAAGATCGCCGCCAGCCTGCATAGCCACACGGCCGCCAGTCTGGCGCGGTAAATTATACGGCGACATCCGGTTAACACCGAGCTGACGGACGATGTCCGCTAGCTGCATCTTGAGTTGCCGGACCTGCCTATCCAGCAGGGCTGCCGTCTCCGGGGAGACCCCCCGCGCTCCAAGCTGCGACTCTTTGGCGGTGATGAGCTTGTCCAGCTGATTAAACTGGTCATCAAGAATGGCACGGCGTTCTGTCGACAGCATACCGCCGGTCTGGCCTTTGATCCCCGCCTCAACTTTAGCCGACTCAATGTCGAGCTGCTTCCTCAAGTTGTCGTCGGGCACGATGGTGCTGTAGCCGTCAGCGGCCAGCAACGGCTGCCCGCTGGCGATCTTCGCTTTGGCGGCTTCGATTTGCGCGGTGATGCGCGTGCGCTCTTCGGGCGGCGCCCCCGCGAGTTGCTGGTACATGAACCCGATGTCAAGCGATGGATGAAGCTGCCCCAGCGGTCCTGAACTGCGCTGCGGCGTGGACATCGCAAGACCCTCACCCGGCACGCCGTACAGGGTGTAAAGTTTCGAGGTGAGGCGCTTGATGATGTCGTTGTAGCTGGACACGTCAGCCTTGGGGTCGTTCTTGAGCACGTTGATCCGCTGCGACTGCGCCTCCCAGATCTGGTTCTGGATGGCCTCCCCGGTGGAGACATCGGCGCGCTGCTTGCTGATGTCGATGCCCTGCTGCTTTTGGGAGGCACCCAGCGCCAACGGTGCTGCCTCTGCGAGCCCTTCGCCCGCGGCGTTAAGGAAGTACGGCGAGCGCGACGCGAGCATCTTGCCGATGCCGCCGGCAAGCGGCAGCACCCAGTTCTGATTGCGGCCATACCAGTCGCCCGCACGGTCAAAGAAGTTGCGTTCTGGGACAGGGGTCGACGGCGTCGGTGCGACGCCTGTCGCCGGGAGGTTATGTCCGACGAGATCGCGGTCGCCCTCAGTGCGCGGATCAGCAGGCGCAACGCCCCCCGGTGGAGGCGTTGGCGTAGACTGAGGGGCGGGCGGGGCGCCGGCAGCGCGCTGTATTTGCGCTTTGAGGAGCGCCACCTGCGCCGGGTCTTTCGGATCAACCCTATCGGGGTCGATTGCTACTGCTACCTCGCCCCCCATCGGGTAGCCATTCCGGGGCACGAGGCCGCCCGAGGCAAACCGATTGAAGCGGTCGGGCATCTCAAAGTTTTCGTCGTCGTCGGGGACGAGCCCCATGGGCTCTTCGTCGTCGACGCTAATCTTCGGGGCGAGGCCCGCGTGCCGTGGTTCCGGCATTTCGGGGCGCATGTGCGCGGCGCGCCCGCGCTCACTCGGGGTGAACGGCGTTGCGTTTCCGCTCAAGCTATTTGCGATATTGCGGAGTTTGGCGGTGTAGTCCCGATCCGTCGCGTAGCCGCTGCGGCCCATGGCTTCGATCTGCTCATCAAGCGTCCGCGCCTCGCGAACGGGGCGGTAGCGTGAATTGGACATGATGAAGTTGGCGTAGTCGTCGACGCTATGCTCGGGGGACTCGTACTTACGGAAACTGTCGCGGGTGTTGTAGAGGCCCGTTGCGCCCTGTTCCTTGGTATCCAGAACCTGTCCGGGGCCCTTGATGCCGAAGTAGTTGTTGCCGGGGGCGTGCTTACCCCACCCTGACTCAAGCGCCGCCTGCGCCAAGATCAAGTGAGGGTGGACCCCCGTCTTCTCGGAAGCCTTCAACGCCGCCGGCATGAGCCGGTCGACAAACGTCTGGCCGCCGCCTTCGGCGTAGCCGATGCGGCCGCCTCTCGCAACCATGCCGCCCAGCATGCCGCCGGCCATGCTGCCGAGGCCCATACCCACCGGCCCGAACATCGAGCCGACCCCGGCGCCGACCAGAGAACCGACAGCCTTCCCGGTGCCGTCCTTTTTCTTATCGCCGCCAGCGCCAGCGCCGGCGCTCATGTCAAGCTTGTGCTCGGGCAACTTGGCGGGCGTCACCTGTTGCTTTGTCAGGTCGCCGAGAACGGTATCGTCGCCGCCGCCGGGGATTGCTGGCGTATCATCCTCTGCTACGCTGCTACCGGGCAGGCCGTCGTCGTTGACTGCGCCGTTAGTCGCGTAGCCGATGCGCCCGCCGCGCGCGACAATCGTGTCTTCCCTCGGAAGCGCGTCAAGCGACGCCGTCGTAATTTCAGAAGGCGCAAGGCCCGTCGCCGCCTCGGCCGTTCTTGGCTCTGCTGAGCCCAGACCCGGCGCCTGCGGCGGTGCCGCGCTCGTCTGCGTCGGCGCGGGGGCGCCTCTTACGCCGCCGTAGCCAAAAAGGCCCGGTGTGGCGGCTGCCGCGGGTTGCGCGGGGGTGTTCCCCGTCGCAGGTACGGCCGGGCGCGCGGGCGCGCCCACGGCCTGCTCTTTGGCCCAGTCGTATGCTTTCTCGCCGCCCTTATAGAGTTTCTCACCAGTCTCAACCGCGCCGACGGCATCCTTGACGCCGCCCATGACCTCCGACAGCCCCGTCGGCCGCTGCGCGGGTGCCTTTAGCTGCACGCCAGAGCCAACTATTGGTGAGGGTTGGGTCTGGCGCCCGACGGCCCACCCCGAATGCTGCTGTCCTTTGGGTAGCGATTTGCCCGCGGTGTTGTAAGGCAGCGTCCCTGCACCCGGGTTCGCGAGCAGCTCAAGAATCTGCTGCGATCTTGCGTCGACACCCGGCGTCACCGCGCCCGCGCCCGCAAACGCGGGGCGGGGCGTGCCGCCCGTGGCAAAGCCAAGACCCGCCATGCTCGGATGCACGGCACCGCCCTCGGACGACGGCATCAGCCCGCCCCCGTAGGCGCGCTCGGCCTGCTTCGTCGCAGCGTCGTAGTCGACGGCCTTGATGCCCCCGGCCGTCTCGCTGACGGCTTCCGGGTGATGCTTCTCGACGTCCTGCGCCGACAGGCCGATCTGCGGCTGGTTCGATCCCTTGTACTTGAACTTGATGATCTTCTGGCCGTCGTGGGTGCGGCCGATCTCGGTGATGTCTTCCTTGACGCGCTCGTCCGAGAAGAATGGCGTCGGCTGCCCGGTGACGCCCGTTGTCGTGCTGCCGTAGAGCGGGCCGGTGCCCATCCCGATGTTCGCGAGGAACTGCGCGACCTGAAACGGGTACCCTTGCTGCTGCTGGAACTGATTGTAGAGCGCGCTGTTGAGCTGCTGCTGGGTCTGCTGCTCCAGCGTGCCGGCGCCAAGCTGCGCCTGCCCGGTCGCGAGGCCCAGTTGGGCGCCCTGCTGGCCCAGCCCGGACAGTCCTTGGGCGACGTTCTGGCCGTAGCCAAGCAGGCCCTGCCCAAGCTGCTGCTGTGCCTGCGCGGCGGCCATGGGCTGCTGGAAGGCTTGCTGGCCGATGGCCAGCGCCTGCGGCGAAAATTGCTGCAATGCAGCGCGGTTTGCCTGCGCCGCACCAAGGCCGACGCCCTGCTGCTGCTGGGCCGCCTGCAGGGCCTGCTGGAAGCCTTGGCTGCGCAGGCCAGCTTCGGTCTGGGCGGACGCCAAACCCTGCTGGCGGGCCAGATTTGCCGCCGCAATCGAGCCTCTGTCGCCGCCGAACGCCCCGCGCATGGCCTGCTGGCCCATGAGCTGGCTCTGCTCCATCTGTTGCTGCTGGCGCAGCGCCGCCATGGTGGGGTCGACGACCGATTGAATGTACGGGTTCTGGTAGGCGCCAATGTTCAGCGCCTGCGGAGCGATTGCCTGCGTCCCGGCCAGCCCCGCCTGCGTTGCCAGCCCGGTGTAGGGCTGCCCCGCGCCTTGCGCCAGCGCGATATTCCCGGCCGCCTGCCCGTAGAACGGAAGCCCCGCCTCGGCCCCTCCGGTCAGGGCCGTAGTCGCGGCCTGCTGATAGGGCTGGTAGCTTTGCCCGGCCTGCCCGATCTGCTGGATGCCCTGCTGTTGCGTTGCCGTCAGGGGCGCGACGAACTGGCCCCCGTAGGGCGTGAAGGGCTGCTGCGCAACCTGTTCGGCGCGGGCGTTGATCGCGTCGTAGCGGGCCCGGACTTCCGGGGGAATTTCGGTTTTCTGGGTCTGGTAGGTCGTGCCGCCGCTGCCGCCCTTGCCGCCGCCGTACGCAAGATGACGCCGCGCAACTGGCGGCGCGCCGTCGCGGCCCATGAAATCCTCGAAGGGGGCCCCGTCGTTCCAAATCTTGCGTTTGAAAAACATCAGTGTTCAGCCTTGTTCGTGACGCCGGTTTCGCCCCCGATAAGCCAGTAGGCGCCTGCGGGCTTCCCGAAAACCCGCTCGTACAGCTTCACTTTGCCCTCGGTGCGATGGTTGGACAGGATGCCGATCAGCAGCGGCATTTCGAGCTTGGCGGCGGCGGCCATGGCGAATTCGCACAGTTTGCGGGCGCGACCGCCCTTGGCGGCGCGGTAGTCGGGGTGGACAAAAACGCCCCGCTCCTCCAGCACGATCTTGTCGCTGTACCAGAGCTTCGTCGTGCGGAGCAGGATGCCGCCCTCGAACTCCGCGCTTCCGGGCGTGCCGACGATGCCGCACAGGCCGCCGTCGCGGTTCAGCGCGGGCCACAATTCTTCAAGGAGCCGCGGCGCATCGGGCGTCACAAAGCCGTTTTCCTCGCTGCCCATCAGGCACAGGCTCATGAAACCGTGAACGTCTTCCGGCGTTCCAACGCGCACATGTATTTCGCTCATAGGCTCCCCTCCTAATCGCGGCGTGGGCCGGGTAGATTTTCAAGCGTCTTGATCGTCTTCGCCCGAAACATCTTCACGAATTCATCGAGTATCCGGTGCCCGTCGTCGAGCGAGCCCTTGCCGAGGCGGGTAACGTCGTCCGGGTGGACTACGTACTCGCCGCCCGCGGCGACAATCGGCACCGTCGCCTCGCCGCCGGCGGCCTTGCGCGGCATGGACGCATCGTAGGGCAGTTCGCTCTCGGTGTAGGGCTGGTCGCCCTCCACGCCGTAGGGCTCGCCTGACTGGCCGTAGGGGGCGCCCGCGCCCGCCTTCGACGCGCGGTAGAAGGGCGTGTCGAAAATCGACTTTGCGACCTTGAAGCCAGCCGTCGTATTGCCCTCGCCCATGGCTGAAATGATGTCCGCCGGGATCACGTAGGCCCCCGAGGGGACGTGCATCGGCAGGTGATCGGTGCGCCCGGCGACGGCGCTGTGGATGGCCCCGGCGTGTACCTTGCCGCCTTCGGCGCGCGACTTGCGCGCCGTATTGAGGGCCGCCGCGACGGCTTGGTCGCGCGAACGGCCAGACGCAACCATCTCGCGGATATTCGAGCTGGTCGTGGCTTGCGAGGAACCGCGCTGCAGGGGCAAATACATACTCCGGGTAACGGCAGATACTACCTTACAACGTGCTCACCCTAAAGATGACAAGATGTCAGGACACTTGAACTACTGACACGATGATCGAAGGGACGCTTGGTTCAACCGGCGGCCCCACGGCCGCCGCCGTAGCGTAGACGCCGACCGACGTGGCGGTGCCCGCCATCCACAATTCGTAGTAGTCGCCCGCCGTCGTGCATTCGAGGTTTATGACTACGGCGAGAATGGTGGGTTCGCCGTTCAAGCAAATGACTTTCGTGTTGCTGGCCGCGACGTCGGAGCCGTTTTTACGAAACCAGATCGAGCAGCTTTTGTTTGCCGCTGTCGCCTGCACCACGGCCGACACCGAGAACAGGTAGGTGCCGATGGCCGGCAGCGTAATGCGCGAAGTGGTGACCAGCGTGATGCCGTCGGCGGCGCCCGTCGTGTTGAACGCAATGACTTGCGCCGTGTTGATCGCCGCGATGGTTTGCGTCGTGGTGGCGTAGACCGTGATGTGGGGCGTGGGCGGAATGCGGTATGTCATCAGATGATCCGCCACCCGATATTGGTCGAGATCATCGAGATGCTCTGATACTGCACGACTAGGAGCTGCGTTGCTGCGCCGTCGATGACCTCGCCTCCCGCAGCCGCCACCGTTATGACGCCGGTGCCGCTATTTTTCACGGTGAATATTTGCCCCTGAATTCCGGCGGCCGTTGGCAGGGTCACGGTGAAAGTGTTTGCCGTGCAGTCGATCACGCAATCCGTCGCTGCAACCGGGTAGGCGCCGGTGACAGCCGTGTACTTGACTTTGAGCGCGGCTCCCAGCGCCGGCTGGATCAGCGTCAGGAAGTCGCCCATCAGTCGCTGAATGCCGTTGATGGCAACGACGCCGTTCTTTTGTACCGTAATGACGTCGTCAAGCGAAGCCATTCCCAACCTCCTTGCGGCAGCTCAGAAAACCGGATATGCCATACATATGTACAGAAAGATTTCTATCGCCAGATTGCATGAGCTGCTTCGGTATGACCCTAAGACAGGGGCTCTTTATTGGCGCCGCACGTCTCAATGGGTGAAGGCTGGCGAGCGCGCGGGAGCGTTGGCGTTGGGCTACCGGGTCATAAGTACTGACCGTATCATATTGCGCGCGCATAGAATTGTGTGGGCCATGACCCATGGTCGGTGGCCTCGTAAAGGTCTTGATCATATCAACGGTCGCCGCGACGACAACCGCGTAGAGAATTTGCGCGAGGCTACGCAGAGTGAAAACATGGCTAACGTGCCGAGGGCGAAAAACAACAAGTCGGGCGCCAAGGGTGTGTCGTGGCATGCAATGGGCCGGAAATGGCAAGTACACATCCGGAAGAGCCGAAAGACATACTACCTCGGCCTCTTTAACACCCTCGAAGAGGCGGCCGCTACGTACCGGGAGGCCGCGCATCGGCTGCATGGGGTCTTCGCGAAGCACTAGAACCTGCCCGCCGGCGTCAGCCGGTAGCGCGGGGCGCCGATGCGCCAGAACGTGTCGATGTCGTTGCTCTCGAACTTGAGGGACACGAGACGGCCGCGCAGCCGCGGCGTGATGTACTGGGTTGCCTGTGTCAACGTGTAGGGCCCGTAGACGCGCGCCGCCTGCCCCGGATAGTCAGTGACGTAGAAGGTCATCAGCAGCGAAGCATTCTGCGCGCCGTTGTAGTAGCCCCATTTGAAGTCGGGCCAGACTTGGTCGATGAACGAGAGCAAGTCGCCGTCCTGCACCGTAAAGTATCCGGTCTGGAAACTTGCGACCAGCGGCTGTCCGTCGGCGTCGGGCGACGTCTCGTGCTGGAGAACCAATTTGTCCGACGAGCCGCCAACGGGTGGCCCGAGGACCGACTGGTCGATCCACGCCGTGCGCGACAGGTACCCGAAGTCCCACCCGCCGGTCGCCAGCGAGTACTTCACGTAGGCGTTGACCTCGCCGCCGCTGGACTGGGTCGGAAAGAACCACGACACTTCGTTGAAACGCGAGTTGGCCGCCGCGCGAATGCGGTCGACTTGCGTCGTGTCGAGTTCCTGAAAGATGAAGTCCCAGACCGTACAAGGCAGCGGCTTCACGCCTTCGCCGCTGAAGGAAAAGAACTGCGACTGGCTCATCCAGAAGACCATGTTGTTCAAGGTCGCCATGGCCTTCTTGCCGATCAGGCCGCAGCCCGTCGCGATCTCATTGAAATTGTAGACGTCGGGCAAGTTGACGTACTGCATCGACCAGAGCGCGAGATCGGTCCAGATCAGGCCCTGCTGCGGCCCCTGCAGGCCGCCCACGATGCGGCTGCCCTTGGTCAGGCGGTACGAGCCCGCTTGATTGGTTACCAGCGCGATCCACTGATTGAAGTTGTTGATGTCGCACCAGCGAATGAGCAGGTGATCCTGCACGCCGGTAAATGTCGATCCCAGCGCCACGATTTGTCGCTGCGGCATCGCCAAGAAGATGCTGTGGTTGGTGATGGGCGCCTGCGGAATAATCTGCGCCAATTGAAAATTGGCTACCGGCGACCACTGAAAGATTGGGCCCCCGGGCTCCACGTCACCGACCTGAATGTTCGTCCCGTCGGGATTTGCAATCAGAATTTCGCCCCAATTGTCGAGCGCCCAGTCGGTGGCAGGCACCGGGAACCCGACGCCCGCCGTGGCGGGCGCGCCGGAAGAATAGCCGCCCACCGAGTAGCCGCCCGTCGAGTAGCCGGTGCCGGCGGGCAGCGGGCCGTAGGTTATGTAGTACGTATATCGCGCGTCGCCGCCGTTGATTGCCCCGGAAGTCGTGGCCGTTGCCATTTGCGCCGTCTGAATGGTGAACGTGTTGGCGGTCGGCACGGTCTGCACCGTGTAATTGCCTTCCAGCGAGACGCCGCCAACTGTAGTTGCCACCAGCACGGGATACGTTTCGCCGACAGCAAACCCGTGATCGGCAAGAGTTACCGTCACGATGGAGCTGCCTGCAGCGGTATCGAAGACCGCGACCGCGCCGCCATTGTTGACGGTTGCCGTAGCCAGTGCGGGGCTGCCCAGCGTGTCCAGCGCAATGATCTGGTATGTCGTGGACGATGCCGCGATGCACGGGTACAGCCCGAAGAGGATCAGTCCGCCGACGCTGATGTGCGTCGAAATGAACACCGCGTCGTAGCTTGTGATATTGCTGCCGCTGTCGTCTACCGTGCCGGGCACGGTCTGCGCGCCCGTCGTGGAGCTGGCAAAGGAAACCGAACCCGCAACGCTGGCGGTGGCCGTGTAGGTACCGTTGTAGCCTACGGGCGTAACGCCCGCGACGACGACAGTGCCGCCGACGGGAAACACATGCGTTCCCGCGTAAGTGATCGTGGCGGTCGCGCCGTCGCCCGAGGCGCCCGTCGTGGCGGCGCTGAAGCCGGGGTCGCCAATGGTGACCAGACTGGTGCTGATGGTTGTTGAACAATCCACGGCAGGGTTGTTTTCAAGCGTTTGCGGCGTAATGTTGTTCGCCGCGCCGTCCGAAATCACGTAGAGCGGCCCCCCGAGGGCCCCCGACGTCGAGCAGCCGACGGCCAGATAGTCGTTCGTGAGATTGTCGCGCCAAGCCCACAGCGCGCGCGGCACCGCACCGAGTGCCGAAGCGTAGAACCGCGTCCAGCCGCCCAATTTCTGCACGAGGCCCAGATTTTCGCGGTCCTTGACGAACCGCACGAGCTGCGTCGAACTGATGGCAGCCTCGTTCAGGGCGGGCGTCCGGTTCGTGTCGACCGTCGGTATGAGTTTCAGCGTGGCGTGCATGCGCTATCCGCGCGACGGCGTTGCGACTACGGCAGGCGACATGGATGTCCAGCCGCCCGCCTCGAATTTCTTGCGCGACTCCTCGACCATCGCGCCCTTCAAGAGCACTTGATACTGGCTCTCGTAGTTGATCGGCATGGCGGGATCGTTGGGCTGGCTGGCGCCCAGCGCAAAATCGCGCTGATAGCCGCTGATGAAGACCATCGACGCCATCAGGAACAGGTCGGGCAAGTACAGGCTGATGAAGGTTGTCGCGTTGGCCGCCGCCAGCGAATCGGGGCGCACGGTGCCCACCAGCTCCACGGCGTAGTTCTGGTCGGGCCACGGGCCAAGGAGAACGGTATTCTGATTGAGCATGGCCATGTACGCGGGCACGCCGGTCACCGTTGCGCTGGGATACGTCACATCGAGCCAGAATTTGGTCACCGGGCACAGGGAAACGCGCGTCCCCGCGTTCGGGTTGGAAATGCCGACGGGCGTTATCACGTTGACTTCCTGCAGCGTGATGAAGGCCGTCAACGGAAAAGTCAGTTGCCTGTTGCCGGCGACGAGAGAGTAGCCCGAGGCCGCCGTGACAGTCGCGAGCAAGTCGAGGTCGCGATAAATGCGGTTCTCGGCGTACGTGATGCACTGCGGCAGGTTGGCGACGAAGTTGACGTCGGTGGGGTCGACAACGGCGAGGTTGGCCAGTTCGGCCACGTATTGATTGTAGGTAAGGCCGGTAGTCATGCCCTAGTCCTTGTTCAGTTGGTTCGTCAGGTCAACCAGCTTGGCACGTTCGGCCGCGAGAAGGGCGTCAAACGCCGCCAGCTCGTCGGCCGTCGTCGCCGCGGGGCTCTGCGACAGGGCCACGCCCCGGCTGACGATCTCGGTCACGTCCATGCCCAGTTTGATTGCCTGCGGCATGAACTGGATGGTTTCACCGAGGATGGCGATGATGGCTCCGAGCATGTCAGCCTCCCTTGGCCGAAGCGAGGATCGACTGGAGGACGGGGATGCCTTGCGTCGCAACCGCAATGGCCGCCACCACCGCGCTCTCGGTGACGCCGGGGGTCGAGGCGACGTTCATCGCGGCGAACAGCGCCTTGGTGATCTGGTCGTTCGCCGCGCGCAGCTTGGCGACGATGGTTGGATCGGAGCAGGTGATGACCGTACGCGGCTCCGTGCAGCGCGGTCGCTTGTTGTAGGCGACGGCGACGGTCAAGACCGCCTCGTAGGCGATCTCCGCTTCAAGCACCATCTTCTGCGCCGCCGCCGTATTGACGGTCGGCTGCGGCGAGGGCTGGCAGGCCGCCAGCACGAGGATCAGTATTAACGCTATTGAGTTTTTCAACTCATTCTCCTGCGTTAGGGGATATTTCCGCCGACGGGATTAGCCACGCCCGGAGCCGCCTCGGTGATCACCTTCGTCCCCGGCGGGACGGGGTTGCCCGAGGGCGACTCGTTCATTGGCCCGTAGCAGTCAGCCAGTTTCGCGCCGTTTGTCGAGCCGGGTCGCACCACGCACGGGAACGACCACATGTTGCTCATGCCGCCGTCGGGAGCCATCGTCGTGACGAACGTGCGCGGTTTCGCGGGCGCGACGGCCCAGCTAGGGGCCTGCGGGTAGGATGCGTAGGCCGCCGAGAACAGCGACCAGACTTTACCCGGCCCCGGCGGGGCGCAGGAGCCGTTGGTCAAATTGAGGTCGGCAATCGCGGGACCGGCCAGAACCGGGCAAACCGCATGACCCAGCGGGTAGACTTTATCGCCCACCGTGATCGTTTTATTCGGGACGGGCGTCGTGCCGCTGGCCGCGCACAACGCGAACTCGCCGGGGCAGATCGCGAGCTTGATGCCCTGCGCCTGCGCGGCGGTGCCGATGGCGACGAGGACGAGAGCGAGGACTAGGCGTGTCATGTTGGCGATACTCCGTTGTCGGCCTTGTCCATCGCCGCAGCGACGACGGTGGCGGGGGCGGTGGTGGTATCGACCCTCACGGTGACACCGGGCATTGCACCGACAGACAGGGCGATGTTCTTGGGCGAGCGCGTGATAATACCCCAAACCACGGTGCCGACGATAGCGATGATCGGTGCCGCCTGCGCGACGAGGTTGGTAAGCTGCCCCGCCTGTTCGTTGGAAAGCCGCCCGCTGGAAACCAGCCACGTCAGGCCGATGCAGGCGGCGGTGCGGAGAAGGGACTTCCACTGGTCCTGACTAAGCCCGAGGAACATAACTGCCTCCTAAAGACATACGAGTAAGCACGCCCACGACTCCGTCAACGTCGCCGCACGCCGGGTGCGTCCGCTGCCACTCCATGACGGCGCGCTTGGTGTCGGGACCGAAATCTCCATCCGCCGTAATACCGAGGGCTTTCTGGAGCGCCACAACGTCGGGGCCGGGGCTGACGCCAATCATCATAAGCCGCGGCGGAGGCGGCGACACCGCGACGCCGTCCTCCGACAGACGGGACTTGAACACGTTGACCGCGTCCAGAACGTCGCTCAGTCGCTGGGCGTAGTTGGGGTCGGTGGCGTAGCCGTCCGCCGCCAGACGCCGGAAGTATTCCTGATCCGACATCGTGTTGTCGTGGTCGAACACGTTCCTGTAGCGGCTGTTGTTCTTCAGGAACTGGAAGTGGTCCTCGATGCCATCGGCCAAAGTCGAGTAATCGCGGAAGGGTGCCACGATGTGGACGACCGCTCCGTTCTCGACCTCCCACGTTGGCCGCATTACGACCGCGCCCTTCCACCCGGAAGACGCCTTGATGCCGAACACGTTGTTGCCGATGGCCGAACGTCCCCAGCCCGTCTCCAGCGCCGCCTGCGCCACGATGGCTTCGGGGCTGCAACCAATCTTGGCGGCGGATGCTTCGGAGGCGTCGAGCATGCAGGCTACCCACTCCAGCTTTCTCTGCATGCCGGGGTCGGCGTATGGCTTGTCGATGGTGTACATCAAAGCCTCACAGTTTCAGGAAGTTCTTGGCTAGCGCGCCCGTGATCAAGGTCAGCGTAGAGAAAATACCAATCGCCGCGACCCACGCGACGTTTTTCAAGGCGCGCAACTCATGCCAGACTTGCCGGTTCTGGAGAAAGCACTCCTGAAGATGCGCCGCGAGAGTCTTGTCGATCTCGTGCATCTTCTTAGTGAGTTCACTTTGATCCATAAAACACCTTCCCGCCGCCTTGGCGCGTCAGTTGTCAGAGGAGGGAAGGCTTTCGGCTGCGGCGGCAGTCATGACCGGATCGCCCTGCGTCCTGATTGCCGCGATCAATTCGGCAACCTCGGCATAGGGAGCGGCGCTCAACAGCTTCAGGATGTAGTTGACCTGAGCGGCGTTGAGCGTGAGGGGGATTTGGATGGTGTCGAGTT